CTCATGCCGACCTGGGTGTGAGTGGCAAGACGGAATTCCAGTGAGTAGTCGCCTGGACCTGTGGGGAAACCTGTGGGGGTTACAGACTAGAGGATCAGTTAGTAGCTGGTTCCCGAGGGGTGGAAGGCCTTGACTGCGGAAGCTAGACCAGTATGAACTCAACTGACGCCGCGAGCGTCATGAGCTCAGTGTCTGGTAGCTTGGTGTCACGAATGAGTGCGGAGCAGATTCATGTCGTCATTGCTGTTTCTATTACGGTTTTGGCTTTGATCTGCGCTGCGCTTGTGAGTGTCCCTATCTTTTACGGTAATTTCTTTGGGCAGGAGGACCCTAGCATGCTTTATGCTTTGGGCCATTACGATTTCCGCGCGGGAGATGTCGAGGACTGGATGTGGGAGAAGGCTTCAACACGGTTGGGCTATTGGACCATATCTGTACCTTTAAGGACTTCGCGGAAAGCGCTTTTTTCATGGTTGCCCGGTAGGGTAGAAGTAGTGACAAAAGATATCAACTTTACGCAGAAAGAATTTGCACTGCTCGATAAAGTCATCTCGAATCAAGTTTACTCGGAAGCCAAAGAGAAAGTTGCGAGGGCGGTGATTTATCAACGATCCCTGCAGCTTTGGGAGAATGGGGGTGATGACGAAATCGCGATGCGCACTCTCGGTGCGTGGGCGGCGACGTCTTACAAGTGCCAAGCCAACAAGTTCTTCGTGAAAAGTTGGTTCGGGTTGGGCGATGCTTACAACATACGATATCGCACCCGTTTGACACGAACACCAGCCTCCAAGTCCTCTTTGTGCGACCCGGACAAGAAAGAAGACAAGAAGGGAGGAGACTCAGATTCCAAGACAGATGACGACCCCAAGAAGGGGGGCAAAGTAGGACCACCGAGTGATGCGGGTGGACCCGCGCCAGAAAAGACCAGTAAGAAGAACAAATTGGGATACCAGAAAGTAGGCGAGGATTATGTGAACAACCACCCCGCGGGTGGGGTGGATGGCGAGGATTCAGAGATTCGCGCTAACGTGAAGGGGCGGATTATAGTGAAGGATTGCGGAGTAGGAGTTGTCGGCCAGTCGGCTGATGATGAATTGAAGAAGCAAGTGTGTGGCGTTTTGGCCCAGCCGATTTCGGTTGAGCCAAACGTGTACGCGCAGCAACTCTTAAACGCGATCAAAGCCATCGAAGAGCGTATCAACAAAAAGCAGCGACCTTACGCTGGAACAAAGGAGGATGAGTTGAAGATCAAACGTATGGTCTATCAGTCTACTCATGGCACGAAGAACGCACCATTTTCTGCGAAGAAAGTCATGGACATGATCCATGATGCCATTTACAGTGAGATCAAATCGAAGAAGTGGACAGAAAATAGGGTGAATGATGCGATTGAAAGCTTGTGCCGGGAGATTGACCCAACGTTCAAACTCAAATCCGCGTGTAAGATTGAGACCATGCCTGAGGACAAGGCGCCACGCCTTCTCATCGCTGATGAGGACAGAGGGCAAGTAATGGCGTTGATGACCATTTGGGTTATGGAGAATCTCATTAAGAAGCACTTTCCGGAGAAAGGGATCAAGGGCTTGCCTAAGAAGGAAGCCATCAAGCGCGTGATGCGCGCTTGCCAGGTCCCGAGGAAGCAAGCTAAGAAGTTGGTAACAGTATTCGAAGGCGACGGGAGTGCATGGGACACAACATGCAGCGCGGAAATCCGTGACCTGGTCGAAAACCCGGTCATCAATCACATTGCGAACATTGTGAACGGATTCATGTACGCGACTCCTCACACTTGGGCGGAAGCCCATTCGTCCATTTGCTCTCAAACAAAATTGGATGTTTCCTATACCAAAAACAAAGAATATCAGAAGCACACGATCGACGCGATCAGGCGGAGTGGCCATCGTGGCACCTCCTGTCTGAATTGGTGGATGAACTTTGTTTGCTGGCATAGCGCTATTTTCGAGTCACCGGAGGACTTCCTTGACCCAACTCACCGATACGGTAAGGATGTCACAGGTAAGACGCGGTGGTTGAATAGCGCATATGAGGGGGACGATTCGTACCTAGTCACTTCACCCAAGATCGAGGGCGGAACGACATTGCATACAAGCATATTGCAATTTTGGGAGCGAATCGGTTTTAACATGAAAATAGAGTTGAGAGACAAGAGAGCGTTATTCGCGGGCTATTTCATGGGGTTAGACGCCCGGGGGCCTAAATTTGATGCGGCCAAGGACAAGTATATTATGGTCCCCGAAGTCGACCGGTGCTTTGGACGTTCAGGCACCAGCAGCTCAAGAACGATGATCGATGCGTTTGAGGCGAACCAACGCGACAAATGCATGCTCATTGCAGGTTCCGCTGCCATGTCAAGAGCTTTTGAATTTGCTGGATTAGCACCCACAATCTCAGCTAAGTATTTACAATACGCTGAGCATCTCGGAGTTTTCGATGCGAAGAACAAGAAGAACGAGCTCCTCCACGACTTGAAGATGAGGACGCACGAGATGTTTGATGATATGGGTGAGCTGTATGATCACATAGTCGTTTTAAACGGTACGAGCGGCGCACAATATGAGGACGAGATTCTCTTGTCATGTGGCTTTTGGGCCAGTGACGAGGAGCGAGCGCGCTTTATCGACTACAACTGGAACTACGACACTCTTACTGACTGGGAAGGCTTCAAGGAAAGCCTTCCCAAGTCTTGGCGGCAATAGCCGCCGCGCGTTTTGCATTGAGCCAGAATGACAGGTTTCACCCAATGCTGTTTTAATTCAATTTAGCATTTTGCTATTTTGGAAAATCCCAGGACTGCAGGAGGAAATGCCTGCGGTGAGAGAGCGAGTCTATCAACTGCATCTAGAACGATCAAGCCGATGAACAACATTGATCAACCGGGGTGCTGCCACTCCCCCGCCGCGATAGACAGGGTATAGATAGCGTTTACCCTTTGAGCGAGGCTTATTCTTCAACCCTCTCCTTCCCAGGGAGAGGGGCGAGCCTGCTGACGTGGAGCGGCACGTCTGAGGTGAAGGCCGTGGGAGGGGGGGGTTTAGTCGCCCCCTGGATTTGGCCAACCTAACTCCTACTGAACGGGGACTAACGCTTCGGCGCTGCTCTGGCAACTCATTTTGTGTGTGTCGACAAGCAGTGGCGACAGTGGCTACCAACCGGTGACGGGTGGATAGTTGCAATCCCCGAATGGAATGACTACGGAGCGAACAGGCGCGTGGTGGAGCAGCACCGGTACTAGAGGTGCTCGCTCAAAGTCACACCAATAAAACAATCCTGTGCTGCAATCGCAGCCCATTATTACATCCCTAGTGAACCTCTCAAGTTGAGTCGGGGCGGAGGCGGACCTTTTGTGTTTGCCGGGCCAGGCTGGGTCAAATCCCTTAAAATTGCCAACAGTGAAGAACACTGTCCGATGCAGGCTGATACCAATTCATTTCAAGTTCACTACCTCACCAGGCTTAGTGGGGGTTAAGGGGCCGTTTAATCAGCGGCGTTTCTAGTTTTATGGGTTAGATTGTAGTCGACTGTGGGTAACCAATCCCACCGGGTACAGCTTCGAGAACAACCGCGCGTAACCAACCGGGCGGGATCTCAGCTTATTATCAACACGGTTTCACAACCGGTGTCACTAGCTTACCATTTTGGTTAACGTGACCTGGTAGTTTCTTGCTTTAAGGGTCACACTTATTTTACAAATCTCGATGCCGAACAGGAAGGTCGGTAAAGGTAATGGTCACAGACGTCCACTTGTCATCACCAAGATTGTCAAGGGCCGTAACCAGCCACGAAGGAAACAACGAGCAACACGGTCCAGGGGAGACGTCGTGCTTGCACCCGGTGCTGGTGCAATTACGAACTGTCCTTTCCCAAAACCGCGGAACTCTAAGGGTAATAGCCGCATGGATCTCTCTTGTTGGGATGCTACCATGCCCCAGCACCTACCACTGCCACGCGCAGTAGGAGCCTACACGACGATTCGCACCACGAAGGTCATCAACTCCGATGCGGAGGTTTTGATCTTTGGGTCTTTTCAGTCACCGTTTCAGGGTTCAGGTAAGGTGGAGGGATGGTCTACGTTTTGCTGTGTGGCGAGTGTAGACGCCAATTTGGAAGTCGGAGGTTCCAACAATACGAAGTTTTACGCCATGCCATTGGATTCTCTTGGCTTGGCGGCGACTTTGGTGCCGAGTGCATTGTCAGTGCAGATCATCAATGCGAACGCGTTGCAGTCCACCGTTGGAACTGTATTCGCAGGCACGATGAACACTCAAGCATCATTGATTAGTCCGACATTAAACACACGAACGTGGAACAATGTTTCCAACTCATTTGTTAGTTTTCAGGCGCCACGGTTCATGACTGCGCCGAAGCTAGCATTGCGGGGAGTCCGCGTGAACAGTTACCCTTTAAACATGTCAGCAGTTTCTGATTTTAAGTCACTTCGACAGGACGTTGATGTGACTGGGACATGGAGTGACGATCTCGAGCCCGTGGGCTGGGCACCTATCCTTGCAGTTAACACGTCACCAGACAAACCAGTCTTGACGTACGTTGTCACTCAAGAGTGGCGCGTGCGTTTCGACCTGGCCAACCCAGCTTCAGCTGGCCACGTACATCACCCAATTGCCACTGACGGTCTTTGGGACAGGCTTATGCGTGCGCGCCAAGCCATGGGAAGTGGAGTTGAAGACATCCCCGATGTTATCGCGAATGTGGGTTCGTTTGCGCGCAACGCAGCACCCTACATCCGAGCGGCCAGTATGGCCATGGCGGGATGAGCGCAGAGATGTGTAAGAAAAGTGTAACCCTTTCCAGTGAGGGCTGAACAGCATTGGACACGGGCATTTTGCCTGCAGCGGCGGAGGGTAGCTAGCTTCGCTTAATTGAAGACCTCTGGACTTTCTCCGGGGGCAACCGAACTGATTTGCGATCACAAACCTATAAGGTGTCTCATTGGGACGCCATAAG